TAATGAATGAAGATGGGTTCTTTAAATTCCTTCCAAAGAAGGATGATGCTTGGGTTGATTTTATTAGACCATTTATGAAATTGAGTAGAAAAGAGAAAAAAAATTAATAATTAAAACAAAAAAACGATGAAACAAACTGATGTAACAAAAGTTGAATTCTTACTTACGCTTAATGAGAACATTATTGTGCAAAGATTTTTGAATGTAAAAAACATTAATCCTAATGTTAAGAAATCCTATGAGTTATACGAATCTGTAAGGTATTTTGCTGAAGAATTATCTTGGTTTTTGAAAACTAAAGCAGTTCAGTATTTGACTGAAAACCAAACAACTATTACAATGGATCCAGATGTTATGAATACATCTTCAACAGATGGTGTTGAACATTTTAATATTTATATTAAGATAGCAGACCAACTAGTTTCCCATAGGATTATTGATGGTAAATTGTATCCGCCAAAAGTTAGATACACAGTTGATGTTAGACCTTTCATTAAAGATTATTTAAAAGAATTAACATCGGTGTTAGTTAGCCCTAATCTAACCCACGAGTATTTAGAGAAAAATTTATTATCTAACTAATAAATCATTTTAAATGTCCAAAAATTTTGATTACTTGGGACAAACGTTCCAGTTGCAATTAATTAACCAAATTATTTTGGATAAAGAATTTGCCAGAGCAATAATTGATTTTATAAAAGTTACCTATTTTGATAATAAATATTTCAAGTTAATCATACAAATGATTAAAGAATACTATTCAAAATACGAAACTTCCCCCAACTTCGATACTTTGGAAGTTGTTGCAAAATCTGAAATTAGTCAAGAGTTAGCATTAAAGATTGTAATTGATACTATTACAAAAGTAAGAAATGCGCCTCTTGATGGTGTTGAGATAGTTCAAGACAAGGCTTTAAAATTCTGCAAACAAGAAGAGGTTAAGATTGTGTTAGAGAAAGCACAGAAAGTTATCAATGAAGGCGATTTTGAATCTTATGACCAGTTAGAAGAATTATTAAGATACGCCCTCCAAGTAGGGGTTAAAGAGTCCAATGGGTTTGAGGTATTTAATGATTTGGTTGATGTTCTTGATGAGGATTATAGACACCCCATACCAATGGGCATTAAGGGTATAGACGTTCTCTTAAAGGGGGGTTTAGCCAAGGGGGAGGTTGGTATTATATTTGCAGGCCCAGGTATCGGCAAATCAACTCTATTGACTTTGGTTGCAAACACGGCTTTCAATAACAACTATAATGTTTTGCATATATTCTTTGAGGATAACCCCAAGATTATACAAAGAAAGCATTTAACTCTTTGGACTAAGATATCCCCAGATGAGTTACCAAATCATAAGGATATAGTTTATGATACGGTTAATAAAATAAAAGAAAATCATACTAATAAGTTAATTCTAAAGAAATTGCCATCTGATACTTTAACTATGAATCAGATTAAGAATCAAATTAGAAAGGTAATTGCTGATGGGGTAAAACTTGACTTGGTTGTCTTGGATTATATTGATTGTGTTGTACCTGATAGACAAGGTAATGATGAGTGGAAAAACGAGGGATCTGTTATACGTCATTTTGAGGCGATGTGTCATGAACTGAATATTGCTGGATGGCTTGGCACACAAGGTAATAGGTCATCAATATCTTCACAAGTGGTAACAAATGACCAGATGGGGGGGTCAATAAAGAAAGCACAAGTAGGCCATGTTATCATTAGTATAGCAAAGAGTTTACAACAAAAAGAGATGAACTTAGCAACTGTTGCGATAACTAAATCGAGGATAGGAAAAGATGGTATTGTATTCGAGAATTGCAAATTTGATAATGAGATGCTTGAAGTTGATACGGATACCACAGCAACATTCTTAGGGTTTGAAGAACAGCAAGTTGAAAAAAAGAAAGAAAGAATTAAAGAATTGCTGGCTAAGAAGAGTGATAATTTTTTATGATAAAGATATTTTATACTCAAAAAGTGATACTTTTATTTTTTGTTTTTATATTTATCTTAACCTAATAATAGAAAAATGAAAAAGAATATTTTTGAAAAAAGAGTGAATATTTTGCCTTATGAATATCCATCCTTATTAGCTTATAAGGATGCAATAAGGCATGCATACTGGCTTCATTGTGTTGGGGATAATCAACGTGTAGTGACTAGTGAAGGTATGTTTACTGTTAAAGAATTGTATGAACAAGATAAAGAATTGATTTTATTTGATGGGGTTAAAGAGGTTAAATCATCAAAGATGATAAGAACTGGTCATAGAAGTATATATAGATTAACAACAAAAGAGGGTTATGTGCATGATGTGACTAATGATCATAGAGTTTTAACCAAAGATGGTTGGAAAGAAGTTAAAGATTTAGTTGTTGATGATAAATTAATAATACAAACAAAAAAAGGTTTATTTGGTAAGGAACATTTTCCTGAATTGGCTTTTCTAATAGGACACTATCAAGGGGATGGTCATAATCATGGTAATGGTTATGCTTGGCATGTATGGAGTCATGAATATCATTTCATTGATGAATTAGAATTAGCCCTAAATAAAGTTTATTCTCATTATGACTTAAAAGGTAAAGTTCCAACATTTGGCACAGAGCATGTAACTAGCCAAAATGTTAGAAGTAGGAAAATGATTTCTAAAAGAATACCATATACATTTGTTAAGGGTGTTGTTCCTGAATTGGTTTGGAGAGGTACTGAAGAAACTATTAAAAGTTATTTAAAAGGTTTGTATATTACTGATGGGTGTGTTTATCAGAGTAAAAAACATCAATCTATAAAAATATCACAAAGTAATTATGATTTTATATGTGAAATACAATTATTATTACTTAATTTAGGCATTAAATCAACAGTTTATAAAGCAAATGGTGGTAAGAAATTAATGCCTAATGGTAAAGGTGGTTGTGATTTATATATTACTAAAGATAAATATACAATTGAGGTAACCCATTATGAATCAGTTAAGTTAATTAATGACTTTACAAACTTATTTGAATCAAGGGGTAAAGTGTATAGGGAAATCACAAACCCAAATAAATCTAATCCAATAATTGAAGCTAGATTTTTATCTTTAGAATATCTTTATGATGATTATGTTTATTGTGTTAGTGTTGATAATAAAGAATACCCTGCATGGGTGTGTAATGGATTTGTAACACATAATACTGAATTTAATTTCACAACTGATATTGATGATTATAAGACAAAAATATCAAATGAGGAGAGGGAAGTTATTAAAAGGTCAATGTTGGCTATTGCGCAGATTGAGGTGAATGTCAAAACATTCTGGGCTGACTTATATAAGAGAATGCCTATAACTGAAATTGGGGATGTTGGTATGACATTCTCCGAAAGCGAAGTAAGACATAAGGATGCTTATGCACAATTATTAAGAATTCTTGGATTAGAAGATGAGTTTAAATCAGTTATTGAAATCCCCGCCATAAAGAATAGAATTAATTATTTAACAAAATACTTGGATGGAACAAGGAGTAAGGAGAATAAAATGTACACAAAGTCTATATTGTTGTTCTCATTATTTATTGAACATGTGAGTTTATTTAGCCAGTTTTTGATTATGATGTCCTTTAACAAGGAGAAAAATCTATTCAAGGGCATTTCAAATGTGGTTGAGGCAACCTCAAAGGAGGAAGAAATTCATGGCAATTTTGGATCAGAACTTATCAATATTATCAAGGAAGAAAACCCAGAATGGTTTGATGCAGAATTTGAGGAATTGATTGTTTCTGCTTGTCATAAAGCGTATGCTGCTGAATGTGGAATATTGGATTGGATATTTGAGAATGGTGAATTAAGTTTCTTGTCAAAAGATACAATTAAAAATTTCATTCAGAATAGATTTAACAACTCGTTAAGTAGAATTGGAATGAAGCCAGTATTTGAGATTGATTTTACAGAGATTGAGAAGACATTATGGTTTGATGTGGAGATTTTATCAACAAAGGAGGGGGATTTCTTTTATAAGAAGCAAATTGATTACAATAAAAAAAGCAAGAGTATAACAGAAGATGATTTATTTTAAAAAACAAATATAATGAATAAAGAAAAATATTATTGGTTAAATGATGAGAGTAGGCTTTTCTTATCAAGGGGGTATATAAATGAAACCCCCGAGCAAAGAATT